GAAACCCTTGTCCAAAAAGAAGTTTCGCATCTTACCAACTGCGGTCGTAAAACTAACGGGATCAATTAACTGAGTCATATCACTTCTCCATAATAAAGTAATTCTTGTATATAGTCAAACTTTTCGCCAACGATTTAAACGCATCGTTGCTTCTAAACCAGAAACCGCATTGTCATCCATAATCTTTTTGATTTCTTTTGGTGTCATTCTATACACCATGTCGTTGATATCCTTATCCTTGATACCATTCGGCCAAATACACACTGTCTTTCCCTGCTTAATCAGGTTCTCATTGAACTTCACAATCTGGGGATTGCGTGGTTCATTGTCAAGAACATAAACCATATCGGTGTTTGCGAAACGAGCAGGTTCGTTCTGAACTGATGCTGCACCTACCATCGCCACGGTATTGTCGATGAAGAGACTGTCCAGCGGACCTTCCACAACATACACACGTTTCTTTGGATTCGCACGCCACATACCATACCAAAGTCGTTCGATAGACTTGTCCGACTTCACGGTAATGTATCGTAGTGTAGTGCGGGCGTTGTACTCATCCTTCATCGACAACGATCGACCCTGAACTGCAACTACATTATCCTTCTTGTCGAAGAAAGGAATAACGAGTCGTGGTTCTGGACCAGTTGTCTTCGATGGATTGAACTCTGGGTCTACCAACTTCATATAAGCATAAAAGTTTTCCGTGAAGTACAACATATTATAGAACTTCTTCGGGATCTTTCTCATGTCCACGAACTGTCGGCAGATGTGATCTTCAGGAAGATCCTTCACGCACTTCAGTGGTTTGAGTAGATCATGCTTTGGTTTGAACTTTGGTTTACTAAATATCATCTCCGTCCTCTTTACGTTATTAGTTTTGCCACTCTTGAACTGCTCCATGGCATACTCTTTACACATAGACGGATCAACCTCTTTCATGAAGTTGTAGATGTTTGATCCAAAACCACAGTTGAAACACTTGAAGAAGAAGTTGTTCTGCTTCTCGTAGAAGAACCCTCTGGCCTTAGTCTTGTTCTTCTGTGAGTCACCACAGATAGGACAACGACATTGTGCTAGGTTTCCCTTCTTCCAAGCGAACCGATCGAGTTTACCTGAAACTAAATTAATGAACTTTTTATCTATGTAAGATGTCATATCGTCCAGTCATTCACTGTCTTCGACTTAAACTTACTGTCGAAGTTACTCCCATCAAACCCACTACCGTAGCCGTTTCCTTCTTCTTGATTGGAATCAACCAGTGCTTGTTCGTCAACACTAGAGTCTGCCAGTTTCATCTTGGCACGATTGATATCAAGAATAAACTTCCTGTTCACTGCTGTATCATTATACCTGTTCTTCAACTGCTTTACAAGTACCTGATTCAATTCATCCAACTCTTCTGTCGCAATCAACGCGATCATAAAGTCGGCAGTGGCTGGAAGTCCGAACGACTCCGATGTATCTTCAAGTCCAAAGTCAGAGTTTGTAAACCCACTTCGATTCACCTGAGTGGCAGAGAAGATAGGAACGTTCTGCTCCACGGCAAGACCACGGAGTTCTTCGGCGATTGACTTGATGATTGTATAGGAGTTTGCACCGCCGTTCGCCTTGAGACGACTAGAGGCACAGATGTTGAGGTAGTCAATAAAGATGATATCAGGAGAGAACTGCTTCTTCAATTTAAGTTCTTCAATGAGAATACGAAAGTGATTCGCATTCGCTGTAGCAGTTGGATACTCCTTGATGATCAACTTCCCACTGATTCCTCTAGTGGCGTTCTGTAGTTTCTTCTGATACATTTCGTAGGGAAGATCCTTGAGATCATCAAGTGTGATGTCCATAAGATTGGCGTCGATTCTCTCCGCAATCTTTTCTTCGGCCATCTCACAGGTGATGTACAGAACGTTTTTGTTTTGTGACAGACACGCCGCGGCGTGGTGACACATGAACAGAGACTTACCAACACCAGTACCAGCCATGATGATGTTCAACGTCTTGGCTGGAGTACCACCCTTGGTAATCATGTTCATAAACTCTAGATCGAACGCAATCTTGCTTTCTACTTTGTGGTAGAATTCGTATCTTTCGTCGGCGTCTTCGATGTAGTCGTGTCCGATGTGGGTGTCGAACGAGACTGCGAGGGCGTCGGAAAGGATGCTTGGGATTGCATTCTCTGTCTTTGACTTCGATTTACCGTCAATGATGTGGATCGATTCCATGATCGCATTGTATACCGCCTTGTCTTTACAGAATTTTTCAGTTTGATCGACCAGCCAATTGAGTTTATCTGCCTCAACGGCCTTCGTGTAGGAACTCATCTCTTGTTGAATGGATTTGAACTCATCGTCGTTCAGATCTTTTCGCTCATTCAACGAAATTTCAATCGCTTCTTTTGTCGGTGGTAGATTATATAGACTGAAGAACTCTTTGATCTCAGAATACACAATCCCGTGAGTTCGATCGTGAAAGAACTCCTTACTTAAGTAGGGGAGAACCTTACGAGTGAACTCTTCATTGTAGATTAGATTTTCTAGAACCAAACTTTCAATCGTCTTCATACTTTTTGATTTCACCTTCACTCAAAATGGATGCCAGTATGTCACCAGCAACCTGTGTAAACTCTTCATCGACAACTTCGATTGGTGAGTCGAGTATATTATAGTCGAAACTCAACCGAAGTCTATCATTTTCTTCGTCTTCTTCAAGGGAAACAGCACCGAACTGAAAGTCGGTGCCTTTATATTTCCCTTCAGATACAGTGATGATATCTGTTTCACTCAGATCCATCTTCGACCTCTGGTTCCTCTACCAATTCTTCTCCCCCACCATACTTAAACTCCTTGGCGACGGCGACTTCCAATTGTGCCATAATATCATCGGTGAAATACTTTTCAGCATCTCGATACAAGGCCTTCTCGAACACCTTAGTTCCACATGGAAGTTCGATCCGTGTCGAAACCTTCTTGAAGATTTCATACTTCAAAGCAATATCAACCAGACCGTAATAAGGATGCAGTCCATCTTGATAGTTTAGAATCACATCAACCATAGAGTTTTCTTTGGTGACTCGACCCTTAAACAACTTACAGTGAACGATGTTACCGATGACATCAGTTCCTTCCTTCACCTTCTTCTTCGAGAGATACACGATAGTAGAAGCGGCATACTTCAGACCAGAACCACCACCCATCTCCTTCTGTGGAAACATAGAACCAACAACGTCATAAGTGTGATTAGTCATGATCATTGGAATATTTGCTCGGCCAAGTTTCAGAGTCAACACGCGGAAGGTTGCCTTCACAATCTGGGCGCGAGTCATGTCTTTCGTCAACTTACCATCAGCGGTATCCGTCATCTCTTTCATAGTAGAAAGCATACCAAGGGAATCAAGAACGATAAGCATTGGTTTTCGATCCTTCTTCTTTAGTTCGAGATAGTTATCAACTACAGTGATGGCTTGATGTCGAAACTCCTCAACAGTCGATACAGGGAACACAGCAACTCGACTTGGATCACAACCACGCTCCCTGAACATCTCCGAAGTTACAGCCTGCTCAGTGTCAAAATATAAAACCACACCATCAGGGCGGTCCCGCAGAAACTTATGAACAATACCCATCGTAAAATAAGTCTTACCAGTGGCCGATTCTCCAGCAATCGCAAGAATCTTATTATCAGGCATACCCCCGTAAAGACTACCAGATAAAAGAGCATTAAAGGTGTAAGAGCCAGTATCACAAAATCCATTGATGTCGCTTCCTTCTAGTCCATCGCTGACGATAGACGCATATTCATTACCAGTGTTTGAAATGATGTCATTTAAAAAACCCATATATTCTCCTTAACCGAATAGACTTTCTAGTGTGTTTCGTTCTTCTGCTGACCATCCGATGACAGTCAGAATGTTAGACAAAGGATCGAGGAACCCCTTGTCGAATTGTGTAGTATAATCGACAAACCTGTTCAAGTCAAACTCTTTTGGAAGAGATGACGGGAATGCCACGACGCGATCACCGATGTGGTTTGGAACCTTGAGGTAAACAAACTTGATCTTGTCACCCTCTTGGATGATTGGATACTTCTTCTCAAGTTTCTTCTTCTTGAGATAATGATTATATAGAAGAGATCCCTTGACGCCGATTGGAGTTGACTTGCGATAGATGTGAGTCGCATCGGCGTAGTTACCAAGGTTGTTAACGCCTCGTGGGAAAGCAACAGTCTCGACATCAAGTTTGTTGAACTCAGTTCGGAAGTCGGCAATGTATTGTTGCATCGTCTCTTCGTCGTCATACATGATGATCTTGATGGCTTTCTTGAGTCGATCACGAATGATCTGTGGTGTAGAGGATCGAGTAGTTTCGATACCCATGATTTTCATCTTGGGTGTTTCGTAACGAACACCTTCAGAGTCGATCACATTGAGCATGTACCGCTTCTTGGCAGTCCAGATACCCTTGTCCGAGATCACTTCTCGATCCATCACCATCTTGTTTTCATAGGCGTTCATCAACTCCGAGAGTTCATCATACTTTTTCTTGATAAAAGGAAGTATGATTTCCTTGGAACTCTTGTCGAGGAAGTTTGTGATCTTGTCCTTATCATCGCAGTCAGGGAGAACCCGATCCACAAGATTACCAAGGCGCAGATAAACAGAATCGGTGTCAGATGCCACAACATAGTCATAGTTTTCAGTCTCCAATGTTTTGTTTAGGAACTCGTTGAGTGCAGTCATAATCCAACGAATACTCAACTGTCCAGACAGAGTAATGGACTCTGCCATCTCTGTCGAATAGTAACGAAAGTATTGATTACCAATCGCACCGTAAGCACTGTTCAACTGAATCTTACGAACCTGCTGAAAGTTATGGAACTTGGCAATCTGATAGTCTAGATCCCTGTTCGTGGGATCTTTCTCCTTCTGCTTCTGACACTCGATCATCTTCTTCTTGAACTCTTTGCGTTCTGCATACATCTTGTTCATCAGCGAGGGCAAGAAACCCTTCGCATCAGTGCGGAACGTGTTACCTGTAGCAGCAACAGAAAGATTCTTTGACTTGTGCTTCTCGATATACGCCAGTGTCTCGGGCGTCTTGTCGAGGATCTTGTCAACATCAAGTCCACGCCAGATACCGTCGTCGGTAAGCGTCTCGGGACTGATGTTGTACATCTCGATCAAGTGAGGATATAGTGAGTTGAGGTCGAATGACACAACCCAATCGTGCATACCAGTGATTGGT